CTTGACCACCGTGAAACTATTACGCGGGCCGATTTATGTGTTGTTAGGTAGGTTGATTGCGTTGACCTCACCTTTCCTCATTGTATTTGTACTTTATCGGGTGGTCTACTTCTGGTTGTTTGCCACTCTTCCTTGTATCACGTATCCCCCCTTCTTTGTTTCGTCCGTCTTGAACGATGTTGACCGTACGATTAACGAAAGCACGTTCAAGAAGAGCATTGAGACAAGGATGGCGCGCAGTGCATCTATCCCGATCAAGTCAATTGATGACTTTGAGATACGGGAGGGCACTCGTGCTGTATGTCTTTTTGCTTTGCGACGATCTCCTTTTTCACTAAGGCCGGCACCAAGTTTCCTACTGGTGCCGGCCGCCAATTCGTCCTTGGTGCTCGGTCTGCCGAGCTCCCCATCCCCAGTCCCACCACAAATGTCACCGCTCAGCAGCGCTCCTGTGGTGAGCCAGTTGCCAAGCTCCGTGTTCCTACCCTCGGAAAGCATCGCGCCGTCAAGTGCGCAGTCTTGCCCTGCTGTCGTGTGCCTGGATATGTCCCGATCGTATTAGACGGGAATGATCCAGGTACATGTCGTGACGGCTATGTGAAACGTTTGTTGCGTGACCTTGATGATCCTCATAAGGTGGTATTTGAGAAGTTCTCTAAGTTTGTCTTTCTCAAAGTCAGGGAGTTATTTCCTGATAAAATGGAGTTTCTTACTTTCGACGAGTGGATAGACTCTGAGAATTACACATTGGACCACAAAGAGGAATTCAGGGTTTGCTATCGCGAGTTGCATGGTGGCCGTCCGACATTGTCCAATTGGACCAGGGTGTTGTCTTTTGTTAAGTCCGAGAGTTACCCAACCTTTAAGCATGCCAGGCTGATTAATAGTCGGCATGACATGTTTAAGGTATGGTCAGGCCCGTTGTTTAAGTCCATGGAGCACATGGTGTATCGAAACGCGCACTTCATCAAGAATGTCCCCGTCAATGAACGATTTGCGAAGATTCTTGAGTTGAAAAAGGATGGGAAGATGTATTTTGAAACAGACTTCACAGCTTTTGAAAGTCATTTTACGACGTTGTTGTTGGCGAACTGTGAGTGTCAATTGTATTCCTGGCTCTTGCGCGAGAGACCAGAGGATGCTAAGTTTCTTGTGGACGTTTTGGTTGGTAAGAATCGAATGTCTCTGCGGAACGGTGTTCGCTGCACCGTCTTTGGTCGCCGTATGTCCGGCGACATGTGCACGTCTCTAGGCAATGGTTTCACGAATTTGATGTTAGCC